TCCTCCCCTGTTGTATTTTTTCTCGGTAATTTGAGATTATCCCATAGTAAGGAACCAATTTGTTTAGGAGAAGCTACGTTAATCTCTGTTCCTGTTAATTGGAATAATTCAAATCTACACCTCTCATCCCATTCAATGTATTTGTGAAGTAATTCATCTCTCTTCTTAATATCTTGTCTGAATCCCTGCCGTTCTATACTGTAGTATAGTTCTGGTAGACGCATTAGAAAATTCTCAAAGAATGGGCGCATACCTAATTCATCTAGGTCAGGGTTCATTGCTTCGTTTACTTCAAATGCTACACACGCATCTTTTCCACAACCGATGAATAAGTCTTCTATAGAACCTTCATACATTCCTTCATCTTTGTAGAAAGGTTCTTCAGTGTAAATAGATGTTAGAAATGCCTGATTCTTAGGAAGCTCAGGATTGATTGCGTGGGCCTTGAGCATATTATCCTCAATAAGTTTACGGATAATAAACCCAAGACGCTTAATTTTATCTCGGTCATAATTAAAGTTCTGACCGATTATTTCACACTCATATAGCATCTCTGCAAGAATAGTCCAAATCTGAACCATGTCAGCGGATGGTATAGTTGATATTCCCCCTGTATTCCAGAGAGGACTTACCATTGCATGAGATTTATTAAACGCGAGTCCAATACAAATAGGGATACAAGTTCCATCTGCTTCAATATCAACTGATAGACGCAGTTTACCCTTATATCTATCACTGAATGTTGCGAGGTCGTAGGAGCTACGACAAATTTGGATGTTACGGAGTGGACGATTTACTTCTGGAAATTCGGCTTGTGCTTTAGCGCGTTTGAAATCGAATATCATTACTTGTCGATTCCAATATCCTTTTATTTCCCCTCCTTTTGCAGTGTGAAGTAGATGGGCAGGATGATATGTAGAAACAAACTTTCGACCCATTCCACGCATGATAGAACCGCGGAATTGTGAGATTTTATTCTTACCTGATAGTGCCCACAATGCAGTTCCACCAAGCGCGAGGATACAGTTGGGTTGTATAGATGTAATCTCTTTTTGTAAATCAAAAAGTTGTTCTTCAATATCAATTCCTGCTGTCTTAGCCCTTACTGCGAATGGAATCTTTTGGCCTGGCAAATTAGGTGGAACTTCATACTTACATACGTTTGACAGCCAGCAATTACCTCTACTTATACCAGCATCTTGTAATAGTCTGTTTAGTTCTTTACCAGATGGGCCTACAAATGGTTTACCCTCTAATACCTCATGGTATGCAGGAGCCTCTCCTAATATAAAGAGTTTAGCCCCCATTGGGCCTATACCTGGAACGTAAACTTTCTCACTCATCTAATTCTATGCTGTGCTTCAATTCTAATTATCTCTGCATCAGGATTCATACCAAATCCTGGAGTTATTCTGAAATCCTTAATTTCCCATCCTAATAGTTGGTTAACTGAATTGATAATGACATATTCCTCACCAGTTTTATCAATAATGCGACGCTTGTGTGTGCTATATTCTGCAACATTATCCCTCAAGCATTCAAGCATATACTCAAAGCCCTCTGATATCTTGTAACAGAGAACAGCAATGGGTTTCTTAGTTGGTATATTTGACATAGATAGATTCCAGTTTCTCTGCTTGTCCTTCGGTTAGATTTCTCATCATTGATAGACGGTCATCCATATCATTAACGAAGTCGGTTTCCCAATCGTTAAGTTTATCAGATGCTTCACTAGTAATAGTGTCTACCCAACTACGGTAAACTTCAATTGGTTGTGGGGTCCAAATCCTACTCATGATTTCCTTTCGGTGCAGGGGCTTTGGGATTATACTTATGAATGCAATAGAGTGGGGGCTTAAACCAATCATTGCACTTCTCACAGAAGTAAGCCCATTGACATTCATTACACAGCTTAGTCCTGTGAAGTAATCCCGGTATAGCTGGAATATCTTGCCAATTTACACCACAGCTAGGACAAGTATTCCAGGTTTCGTTATCCCTCATCGGTGCTGTAATGTCTTTGTGAACCATGACCGTTCAACCTTTTCAATGCTTCTTGTCTATTAGGAGATTGCATGAATGCCGGGTCAAGATGAATTGCGTGGGCAAGACGTAGGTTCTCTGAGACTAAACCAATACTTACTCTAAAATATTCAGCAGTCTTGGTTAAAGTCCAATTCTTTTCGCGTTGTGACATGGCAAGATGATAAATTTCCATTATTATAGCTCTGCCATGCCACGTTTGTTCGCGTAGGTATCTATCCTTGAATGTCATGAATCTGCTTCGCTATGCCCTTCAACTTATCTATATCTATGAAGTTAGGTAACTTCAATTTAGGGTCAGTAGCTGGTGTTCCGCACCATAAGCAAAATTTCGGCCTGGAGTTGAGATGGAAAGTAATCTTGCAGAAGATGCAATGAAAATGATGTTTCATTCCCTCGCCAATTTTTCCTATTGGTTCTTCAATAGGTTTCGTCTCAGTAACCGTAGGGTCCACGATATTAGTTATCACTGCACATGAGACGGGATTAGATATCCATAGATTCATACTAACGGTGACATAAGCAATAAAGTCCCCGTCAGTAAGATTAGTAGTTTCCTGTAGAATCTGGTCGATGCGCGTATCTAACGCTACACCAACCAGACCTACAGCGATTGACTTGAGAAAAGCCCTACGGTTTATTGCCATTCTCAAGAACCTTAATCTTGATGGCTCTCCATCCCTTGTCCTGAACTTCGATAGGTGTAAACTCGCATTTCATTCCCCGTTTCAATTCAGTAAAATTGAGCGTATCCTGTTGTAGTGAAGTCCAGTGAAAGAAGATTCGTGTGAATTTTATCTCTTTTGATGAAATAAAACCCCAACCATCTTCTGATACCTTGATGATTTTTCCTTGAACACGATTCTCTTCCTGCTTGATGTGTTCAGTGATTAGTTTCTTCTCTTCCGGCTTCAGTCTATCAAAGATTCCCACCATTGTCTCCTTCTCCTTTTGTTAGGAGTTTTAGTTGAAAAAGGCGGGGATGGGTAAAGTTGGATATTATCCGGTTATACCCATCCCCTATCATTGAATAACTTTCTGGCCCTCATTCTTACTAACTCTGCTGCCCATATATGGGAAATATAATCAGCAGATAACACACCCACCGGCGTTCTAGGTATCAATGTGTTACGCAAGAGAGTATTTTTCCCGCTATTCAATGAATGTTGGTATTACTCGCTAGTCCTCTTCTGTTATCTCAGAAGCAGGCTCATCGTCAGCCTCTTCATCGATATCAGACTTTTCGAGTTCTTCTGGTGACTTGGATTGTTCATCCATATCAACAGTTTCCTCATTGTCATTCTTCTTCTCTTCCTGCATCTGCAACATTGGGTAACTCCTTACCTCAAAGTAATCGTTTGGTGTGCGAATTATTCCTAAGTATTCAAACTTAGAATAGTCAGTATAGTCCCACTCAGGAATACCTACTAGACTGCCGTAGGGAGTGGCTTTGCTTCCCGATACTTATGATTTACTTTGTTGTTGATACGGCCCTGATACTCTCCATTTTCTACGAAGATATCAAGTTCCTTACCAGCAGCAGCTTTCAAATCAAACCTCATACCTGGCTTGACTTCAACACCAAATGCGGCAAGAAAACCAACAGCAAAACCAATAGCCTTACTGTTGAAAAGCCAATCGAGAGGAACTCCCTCAAAAGTCTTATCGCCATTGTCAGCATTGTAGAGAATAGTTCCCTCTACAGGATAATTTGTGGATGGTCCCTTTTCTGTCTTGGTAGGAACTTCTCCCACATTTTCAACTTTCACGCGATACCATCCTGGGTCTACAACTTTCCCGCGGAGGATATCACGTTGTGAAAATTCGATGATAGGCATTTTCTTTTACTCTCCTAGTTACTTGGTTGCAGTGAAACCTGCTATTCCTAATGATGTAGGACTAACAGGGGTGATTATTCCTGATTTTGTTTCTACCATTCTATCAGGAATAGTTACAATAGTAGATGGCATCTCTCTTAATCTTTTTTGAGCAGGTGCAATCCATCTATCGTAAAGTGGTTCATCGTGGAATACGATTTTCCTCTCTAATGGTAGAGAAGTGCGGGCATAATCATTTCCAGTAAACTGTGTAAAAAGGGCAAATTTACTGTCTGATTGGTCATCCGCGTTGAATCCAGTATCCACGTTGAAATGGTAGACTTCCGTCATGTAAGAGGAAATCTTACCAGCAATCTTGTCTCCACCCGTAATAATTACGCGTGAATGATGTGTGAGTTTATTTGTGGTATCATCCTTACGTTGCCCAACTACATGAGCAATTAGAATGACATGAACCTTGTGATACTTGTGAATGTCCTTGAGTGCTGCTATGAGAGTTTGGAATGCAGCAGCTTCAGCATTGTATTCCTCAAGTCCATCTACTGAAATGTTACCTATTTTCTTTCCCCCACCTGACTGTGCTTTAACAGCGCGAGTTTCACGATTGATATTATCGGCAAAAGAGGTAATAGAATCAACGATGATAGTTTTAAATGGACATTGAACTTTGAATTGGTCTAATTTTGCTTCAGGTTTAGACCAGTCCTTATAATCATCGAAGGTAATATCCTTCGGATTGATTCCCCATTTTTTCATGGGTAGAGTTAATGCTTCCATTTTGTGGTCTGTCGATATCCAGTATTGAGGCTTAGGATATGATAAAGCACAGGTGCTCTTACGAGTTCCTGGTTCACCTTTTAACATTGTAAAGAGGGAATCCTGATTAACTACGCTCTCCATAGTAGGCATTACTTTTTCTCCACTTTCATTGAACCATATCCGCCAGCAGCTCTTACTATAGCTTCAGCTATTTGAAGTGCTGTGAATTCATCAGCGCATTCTTTACTACAGAATTGTGATTGCGTATCTTTTGTTATTATAACAAAGTCTTGCTTAACTTGGTTTAGTTCACCAAAACAATTCTGACAAATTTTAGCGGTTAATGTCATTGACATGAGTTTTCCATTCCTTTTTAAGAGGCACATAATCGTCGTGCCTATAGTATTTGAACCAACGAATGATTCCTCTGATTAGTCTACGTATCATGCTTTTTTCCTAATATGTTCTCGTCAAACATCACAGTTTTAACTACTCGAACAATACGATAAGGATACTTTGCATCCGGTGACTTACGGATGTAATCTAAAGCATTCTTATAGTTTTGTTCACTCTTTATGATTATCCAAGTCTTGCCGAACTGTGCTTGAACTTGGAATCTCTTACTTAGTGTTTCGCTCATTTTTTGTTTCATCCAGTAACATTTCATTGACTGCTGCAAGAGTTTTCAATAGCTTGGTTGTCAGTTCAGGAGAATAACCAAGCATCTTGATAAGCATTGACATTTGAATGAGGCACGTCATTTCAGCCTCACCAACGTCATACAGTTTCTTGATTTCGTCAATCTTTTCAGTTAGTTTTCTCAAGTCGTCCATGTTAGTCCTCGTCGTTAGTAATATCCCAAGATGGCCCAACCATAAAGTTGAGCTTCAATTCTTCTTCTCTCATGGATGGGTCAGCTTCACATACTCCAAGAAAAGCACAATTACCATACTTTCCTTCACAATGTGTGAAGTTGCGTGGGAAGTGGCCTGTCTCTGCATACATGAGAAGAAGTTTCGCATAGTATGGCAGAATTTCTGATTGCCACTCAATGAGTCGCGGGGCAGAATAATTAACAGGTGGTCTCACAAACTTTTCTTCAGGTTTGAGAGAAGTCTGCCATCCTATCTTGTTAATGAATACTTTACGTGTTTTCATAAGGATACATTGACCAATGAACTGATTATTCATTGATACTGTATCCCTACGCTGTTTCATTGTCTTGGTATCTATTGGAAAGATACCTTGATTCGTATCCGCAATAAGGTCAAACTTTGCCTTCCACATGATACGAATTTCATCATCTTCATACAATACTTCACCCTTAGTTACCTCTGCTTCAAGAGGAACCCAATGGTCATTTTTGTAAAAATTGAAGTATTGGTCCATTGTTTCTAATACCCACTTCCATCCTGTTCTAGATGGTGAGGTAGTGGATTCAACAGGGGTATTTCTAACACCAGGATACTCGTCTCTTTGATGTCCACATGGTGGTTTCTTATTCTCAGTAGAAGGAACAAAACCTGCACAGTATTGGCAGCCTTTGATATACATTTCACCCGCTGCCATACCAGATTGAATTGCGAGTGGTCTATTAAACCCTGCAATGATGTTCTTATGGTAAACCTCTAATACCTTGTGGGCAATTGAGCCACACTCCAAGGAATTAGATTTACCATGAATCGACATGAAGTTGTGATTGAATCGATAATCAGCAAGACATGGGCAGGACATAAGAGATGTGAGAATAGTTCCATCCAAAATCACATTCTTCTTTCCGCCTAGTGTTATATCAACAACTTCGTTGATATTAGTCTCACTGATTGTTTGTTCATCTGTCATTTCTTTACCCTCTACCAATAGTTATTGCTTGTGTTTCGGAACCACAACTAAGTGATT